GCCCGACATGGACAGGTTGGTAGCGCCCGTGGTGTAGCTGGTCCCGTTGGCGCCGGCAACGTCCGTGACCGTGCCGCCGCTGTTCGGCCGGGTCTGCCATTGCAAGGCGCTGTAGGTGCCGCCACCCATCGTCGCGCTGAAGGTGGCCGTGGCCGGTTGGCTCACCTCGATGCTGGCGGGCTGGGCGGTGAAAGTGGGCGGGTTGATGGCCCCGGTCAGCGCAATGTCCAGCGAGTGGTAGGTGCCGTAGCCGTCGCCGCCCGCGGCCTTGCCGATGACAATGCGCAGGCGGCCCGACAGGCACGTCACAGAAGCCGCAGCGTTGTCAGAGAGCCAAGCCGCCTCCGAGGCGCGCACCACGCCCGTGGCGTCGATGTAGCCGCTGGAAACAGGGGTCGTGGCGCGGTCAACCAGGATCTGAGGGCTGGCAGCGTCGCCATCGTAGACAGCAAAGTAGCAGTTCAGGGCCGCGGCGATGCGGAAAGCATAGGTGCCCTGCGCCGTGTCAATCCGCAGTTCATCCTGCGCGCCGTTGAAGATGAACGCGTCGCCGCAGAACCGCGGGTTTGCCGTGGTGGAGAGGTCGCGCGTGCGGGCCGGCTGCGCGGCGCCTGGGGCATTCCAGCCGTAGCCCTTGGCCGTTGTGTAGAAGGTGGTCCCGTCACCGCTGGTGCTGTACTCGGACAGCTGCGGCACGAAGCCGGCACCATCCACTACCAGCCCGGCAGTGGCGCGGAAGTTCAGGCCGAAAGGGAGGGTGACGTTCGGCATGGTCAGACCTCCAGCGCTGGCACGGTTTGCATGAAGTTGATCCGCGCCAGTCCGGGGTCACGGAAAGTCGGCGTGTAGGCGCCAAGCAGGGCCATGTCGGAGTCGATCTTGGCCAGGGCCGCGGTGCGCTCTGCGCCGGCCGGGGCAAAGTATTTCCACCAAGTCCACGCCGCCTGCACGCGGCCGTAGGTGGACAAGTTGCCGCGCACGCTGACCACGGTGGTGCCCGGCGTGGCCGATGCCTTCAGGAAGAAATGCCCGTCGCCACGCACGGCCGGGTTGTAGCCCAGGGCCTCGGTGATCGTCGTCGGAATCGTGCTCAGGTCGCTCTGGACCGCGCCAGCCGTGGACTCGCGCAGGATGATGTGCGGCCAGCCTCTGTTGTCGCCGTCCTTGCCGACCATGATCGCCCAGGGCGCCGACACCTGCCAGCGTGCGTGGAACTCCAGTTGCTTCTCCAACTGCGTCAGCACCGCCGCGCTGGTGGTGTTCTGCTTCAGCGTGGCCAGCAAGCCGCTCGCTTTGGCGATCAGCATGAACTGGCCCAGGTACAGACCAGGCAGCGCAAACTGCGCCACCCAGCCCGAACTGGTCCGCAGGTTGGCTTCGTCGGAAACGTCGGTGCCCTCGTCCCAAGAGCGCCAGGACACCACCAGGCCGCCCGTCATTGCGTAGGCCCGCTGCGATGCCGTAGACGGTGTGCTGGGCAGTTGATCCAGCACCGTGGATTTCCAGTCCGCGAAGAAGGCATGAAGCCGCTCCTCGATGCTGGCGCGCGTGTAGGTGCCGTTGTTGGTGGCCACCCACCACATGGCGGCGGCGACACAGAAAGGCGCGATGTTGCTGCGGCTGGCCCAGAACGAACCAGGGTCAGCGATCAGCGGCGCGGCGCTGCCGCCGTACACCGCCCAAGTGGCTTTTGACACCACCGGGCTGAAGATGCTGCTTTCCAGCAGCACATGCTCGGCCAGGCGGGAAAACACCGGGTCCGCGTACAACAGCGCGGCCCAGGCCGCACCGTTGCGAACGTTGTGTTCGGAATCGGGCATCCACCCGTTGCGAACGTGGCCCTTCGTGCTGCGCGACGCGCCAGAGCCGGGCATGAACCACTCAACGGCGCCGCTGGGCGTGCCGTTGCCGTACTCGTCGCCAATCCACACCTCGTTCGGCGTGCCTTGGTAGGTGCCGCCGTAGTAGTGGTAGATGGGGCGAACATCACGGCCAGCGATGGTCGGCTGGGGCGCGGTGCTGAACGTGTTGATGGGGTCCAGCGTGACCATGCTCTTGGGGTAGTAGCACGGGTAGTTGGCCTGGTTCTTCGCGTGAGCCCGCGCCATCGCCTCAGTGCTCGCACCATCGGCGGGCCGCGTGGTCATGGCCAGGCCCATCTGGTAGTACTCAGAAGGCAAGCTCGTGCGGTCAATACGCACACCGCCAGGACCGCTTCGACGGGTGATGCCACCATGGCTGCCCGGCTCATGGCCCCAGCCGTTCCGCAGGGCCGCAACCCAGTTGTACCCGGTGGGGTTGAAGATGTCGGGGTCGCCGGGGGCCACGTTGGCAGTCGCCACGATGGCGTTCTCGCTCATGCCCCACTCGGGCACCACATCGGGGTGGAAGAAGCCGTTGCCACCGGCCGCCGTGATGTCCGTGTCCCCGAAGATGCCGCGGGTCTTGGTGTTCTTGGCCGGGCGCACCGACTCACGCACGCGCGGAACGCGGTTGCGGGTTGCGGTGCTGCTCGTCGGCTCCGCGCCAAAGAACGCCAGGAACGCCGACCCCGCGGCCATGTGCGGGCGCATGTTCTTGTCGTTGGCCACGCGCGAGGTGGACAGGTTCGACACCGTGTGCATGGGCGGCGGCAGCGTCGTGGTGCTGGCGCGCGTGGTCACGGTCCAGTCGAACGACACAGGCGGCAGGCTGGGGTCGTTTACCGGCAGGCCATCGCGCATTTCGATGGTCTTGAGCACCGCGCCGGCCACACTCAGGATGCGCAGCTTGTGCGGGCCGGGGAAGTGGTTGACGCCGCGCACATCGCCAAACAAACCGTCCACCAGGGGCTGGCCGCTGGTGTTGTTGCCGATGGCGCGCATCATCACCATCACGCGGAAGCTCCGCGCGCCGTACACGCCGCCGGCCTTGATGTCGAAGCCCTTGGCGCTGAACTGCACGCCGTCCAGCACCGGCAGGCCGCTGGCACTGGCCGGGCCGTACTCCAGCCAGCCGCTGCAGTCGGCCGCCAGGTTCGGGTCCGCAAAGCGGTCGGAGCGCACCAGCGTGTCCAGCGTGATCGTGCCAACATCGACCGCGGAGCCCGTGGCCCAGCTTTCCACCACCACCCGGTTCGGCGCGTTGGCCGGCAGGCTCAGCGTCGGGCTGTCGGGCAAGCTGGCATCAGGCGTCAGCACCAGGCCGTCAATGCGCTCCATCGCTGGGCTGGTGATGCTGGCCGCAAAACTGACATCCCCGCTGCCCACGCCGGCCGTCAACTCGAAAACGTCCGTGCTGCCCACACGGAACACCACTTTGGTGGGCACGCCAACAGCCACAAAGGTACGCGCCTGGCGGGCGCCAAGCACCAGCGTGCGGTTGACCGTCAGCCATGGCCCGTGGGTCACGGTCGCCAGCAGCGTGGTGCCAGCGAAAACACGCGCCGTGACGTTGCCGCCACCCCAGGCCGAAGCCAGGACCGCGCAGCAGTCCTCCTTGTTGTCTACCGCTGCAAGCGCTGCAGCCGTCGCTGCATCGAGGATGGTCAGCGCCAAGGCGTGTCTCCAGGCTTAGCCGGTGCTCACGCCCGGCAGAACGGTCAGGTTGGGGTTGTTGCCGGTGACTGCGGCCACCTTGGCGTTGAGGCTGGCCAGGAACCGGTTGGTGTGCAGGGCCACGGCCGCCTTCTCGGCGTACTTCGTGTCCTTCATGTTGGCGCGGGCCACCACGTAGTCCACCAAGTCCTCGGCGTACTCGTCATCGACCGTGATGGGCTGCGTGCTGGTGCCGTCGAAGCGGTAAGCCTCGGCACCAGGTGCTGCCGTGTTCGGGATGGCGATGGGCTTGGCGCCGTAGGCCATTTCAATCCACACCTGCGGCGATGCGGGCACGCCGGGGGTGACGTAGAAGTAGCGCGGCGTGGCCGGGTCGTAGATGGCAGACAGCACGGTGGTGCTGGTGCGCGTGTGCCAGTCCGGGTCGGTGGTGTCCAGCACGTCGCGCTCGACCATGCGAATCACGCGGCCGGGCGTCAGGCCATCGGCACCCATGTTCCGGCGCGGGCTCAGGAACTGCGTGCCGTAGATGGGCACGGTTGGCGTGCTGCCGTCGCCGGGCTTGCAGTTGGCCGCGGGGATGGCCTCGATGCTCTGCCGGGTGCCGGGCTGCAGGCGGATGGCGTCAACGCGGCTGCTGGCCAGCGGCAGGTACTTGGCGATGGCCTGCTGCGCGTCGTTGAGCCAGTGGATGATTTCGCGCTCGCTCCAGCCCTGGAACTGCGGGCTGTTGTCTTTCAGCAGAACGCTGATGCGCCACACCACGTCCTTGACCAGCAAAGTGGATGCCACAGCGGCCCCTTCAGAGTTCGGCGATGATGGCGTGGACCATGTGCACGCAGTTCACGCGCAAGCGGTCCACGGACAGTTCGTTGGCGTCGCGTTGGCTCACACCCACCTGGCGCGCGTACACCCGCAATTCGTCCTCGCTCATGGTCTGGATGTTGCGATGGCGTTGCAGCGGGTCGATGCGCTGGGCCGGCGCCGCTTCCACCACGGGGGCGGGCGGTGCCGGTGGCACAGGCGCAGGCTCGGCCGTGGTTTGCGCTTCCGCCTGGGGCGGTAACGTTTCCACTGCCGCGGCCTGCTGGGCCGGCTGGCGCTTGGAGCCCGGTTTGGGGCCGGGCTTGCGCCGGGCCGGTGCCTGCGCTTCCATGGTCATCAGGCGCCGTTGATGGCCGGGCGGCACAGCAGCGTGAAGCGGATGGCCGCGCCCACGGTGGGCGTGGTCACCGCGGTGGCCTTGAAGCCGATGCTGCGGTTGTATTGCACGCCGTTGCCAGCGTCGTACACCGGGGCGATGCGGGTGGCGCCTGTGGCCGTGGTGCGCTTCAGGCCGGCCGTGCCCAGGGCTGCGGCAGCGATGAACTCGGCGCCGCAGTTGCGGGCCGCGCCCACCAGGTCCAGGGCGGCGTCGTACACGCCGGTCACGATGCCCACGTCACCGGTCACGGTGGCGCCCAGCGAAGCGCCGTCCACGATCAGGTCCACCGGCACGTAACCGGCAGGCAGCGGGCACATTTCCACCACGTCGTTGGCCGCGAAGCCAGCGGGCACGGTGAAGTCGCCGAAGATGGGGATGATCTCCACGGCGCGGTCGGCCGTGGGGATGGGTGCCTTCGCGGCAATTTGGGTGCTCTTGAACAGGGCCATGATGGCGCTCCTATGTGTTCAGGGGTGTGGAGCCTGGGCCGTTGCCAGCCCAGGGCTGCATCAGGTCGCGGCGGTGAAAGCGATGTCGTTGGCGATGGAGCCGAAGTCCATGCCGTTGAACTGGCACTTGTCGAAGCCGGCGATCATGCGAACGATCACCACGCCTTCCTCGCCGTAGTCCTCGTCGGCTTCCATCAGCTCGAAACGCATGTTGTCGCGCTGCGTGCGGGTGCCGTAGGCCACGGCCACCGCGTTGGCGCCCAGCAGCATGTTCCGGGCGTAAGGCAGCGTGCCGCCCGAACCGCCGTCCGAGAACTTCACGCAGGTCTGCGCTTCGTCCACCAGCGTGCCGTTGATGTAGACGGCGCCGGCCTTGAACAGCGGGCTGTCCGTGCCCACCGCCGTGACCTTGGCCTTCTCGTAGGCCAGCCAGCCGGCTTCACCAGTTTCGCGGCGCAGGTCGTACATCGACTCGGGGCAGGCCAGGTAGACGAAGTGCTTGCCGCCGTTGACGGCGATCGGTTCCATCTTCAGCGCCTTGTCGGGCTGGCCACCGATCTGGCGCTTGGTGCGCAGGACCAGCTTCTCGATGACGTTCACGCCAAACTTGTCCGAGGCGGTCAGCGCGGTCTTGTCGGCGCGCGTGCCATCCCAGGTCATCAGGTGCTGCGCATCGGGGGCGCGGAAGGTGTTGGGGAAGCCGCCGTAGCCCACGGGGTAGTGCTGGATCTCGTCGCCCGTGCCACGCGCGCCGGCCGCGGTCATGGTCAACTGCTCGTCCAGCACCTCGGCCATGTAGTCGCTCAGGCGGTCGCGGGCCTGCTCGGGAATCGACCAGTTCACGCGCTTCTGGTCCATCACGTCGCCGACGTTGACGGCCTGGCGGTGCTTGTCGATGCGCATCTTGTGGGTCGCGCTCGACAAACGCATGATGCGGCCGGCCAGCTTCTCGGCGCCTTCGACGGGCTTGCCGCGCAGCTTGGCGATCAGCGTGGTCGTCACCTCGTCGCCCGGCTTGGTTTCCAGGTCGGTCTTGGTGATGACGGGCATGGACGAACCTTCGCGGCCCGTCATCTTGGCGTAGTACTGCTTCTTGGTGGAATCGAGTGCGACCTTGGAAGCCCACACCTTGAGTGCAGACGGGTCGCTCGGGAGAACGGTGGTGCGGGCCATGATTACCTCCAGGTGAAGGCCACAGCCGCACTCCTGCGCGGTCCAAAGAAGCCCGCAAAACGGGCCATTACAGAATCACTGTCCCATGCGAAGCCGGTTTGTCAACCGTGCACGGGCTCTTTTCTCGCGGGTCGCTTGATGGTCACGTTGTCGCCGGCCCTGACGCGAAGCCGCGCCAGTTGGCCGCTCTTGTGCTCGACCGTGATGGAAACGCGCTCGGGGCCGTGGACGCCCGGCACCTCCAGCTGCAGCGTCTCGGTCACGCGCACGTCCACGGAAACCCCGTCGCGCTGGGCCATGTCAGTGCAGGCCCAGGTTGTCGGTGGTGCGCAGCAAACGCTCCACCTGGTTGGCGGGCAGTCGGGCCAGGAATTCCTCGGCGTCGACACCGCTCAGCTTGTTGAACTGCGCCAGCATGTCGTCCTGCACCACGGAAGCCGCGGCGTTAGGCAGGCCACCGATGCTGGGCGGCACGTTGCGCGGCGCGGCGGGTGCTGCGGCCGGCTTGGGGGCCGGTGCTGGTGCCGGGGCAGCGGTGCTGATGCCACGCAGCGCCAGCACGGCCTTGTGCGCCTTGTCGGCCAGGGCGGCGGGTGTCAACTTGGCGTTGGCGGGGTCGGCCTTGGTGGCGCTGAAAAGCATGTCGAACTGCGATGCAGCCGCGGCGTCGGCGCCGTAGTCGATCTGACGGGCCGCCTTGCTCGCCTTGGCCAGCGCCTGCAAGGCCTGCAGTTCAGCCGCTTCAGCAGCCTCGGCCACGCGGCGGGCGTTCTGCTCGTTGACCTCGCGCAGCGTGTCGGCCCGCGTCTGCTCGGTCAGCAGCGTGGCCATCTTGTCGTCCACCTCGTCCAGCTTGGCGTGGTAGTCCTCGTCGGACAGCGTGCCGTCGCTCCACTGCTTGGCCAAGTCGCGCTTCTCGGCGCGCAGCGTCTCGCGCTGGGCCTTGAAGTCTGTGGCGGGCACCTCGAACGTGGGCAGGGCCGGCGCTGCTTCGGCGGCCGGGGCCAGTTCTTCCAGGGCTGCGGCGGCCTGCTCGGTGGTGGCTTCCGGGGTGGAAACGTTACCGCCATCGGCGCCTTCTTCAGCGCCCTCGCCTTCTTCGCTGCTGGCGGCCTGGATGGCTTCCAGGTCCACGCTTTCGGCGGTCAGCACGGTGTCGCCCATGGTGTTCAGGGCATCGGTGGCGTCGTCGCCTTGCAGGGCCGCGGCTTCCTCGGGGGACAGGGCGGCCAGTTCTTCAGGGGTCAGCTTCATGGGTCAGTCCTTGGTGACTTCCGATGCAGCCGCGGCGGCGGCGCGCATCTGGTGTTCGGCCACCCGGCGCACGGCTTCCATGCGCTTGGGGTCGGCCTTGATAGCGCGGGCTTCGGCCAGCGTGCGCAGGTCGCTCTGCGCTTGCCAGTCCTGGTCGATGCTCGGTGCGGCGATGGCTTTGCTCTTGGTGCCCATGGCTTCAGCTCTCCGTTTCTTCGGCCAGCACCTGCTTGAACAACACGCCTTCCTTGTGGACCACCACCATCGTGCGTTCGTCGGTGTCGGCGAAGCGGCCGATGCTGCCGGGCAGGTGCTCCACCGGCTGGCCATCGGTGACTTCTTCCAGCGCGCGGGCCATGGCCAGGGTGGGGACGTTGGCCTTGACCAACTCGGCGGGTTGCTGTTGTTCGGCGGATTTCTTCGCAGCCATCACTGGCCTCCTTGGGGTTGAATGCCGGTCACTTCCGGCGACTGGATGCCGGCCTGTGCGCCTTGCAGGGCGCCATCGGCCTGTTGCGCTGCCGGGATGGCCGGCGCGTTCACGGTGGGCACGGGCGCGTTGAGTGCGCCGTCGCCCGATTCGTCTTGGAAGCCCACGCTGCGGGCCAGTTCGTCGGCCACCGGGGCGATCTGCGGCGCGGCGGTCAGCACCTGCGCAGCCTGGGCGGCCATGTAGAGCGTTTCCAGGCGCTTGGCCATGGCTTCGGCGCTGAGCTTGATGCCCTTGTTCTGCGCTTCCACGATGTCGGCCTTCAGTTGGGCCATCTGCGCCTCGAACTGCGCTTGTGCCATCGCGGCCTGCTGCTGCTGCTTGGCCTGCATTTCGGGCGTCTCGCCCTTGGCCGGGTCGGGCATCCCGGTGACTTGGCGGATGCGCTGCAGGATGACTTGCTTGCGCGGCAGGGCCGGGTGCAGGTCAAACAGCACGTCCAGCAGCGACGTGACCACGGCCGGCGCGACCTTGGCCAGTTCGCCGATCATGGACATCATCGACTCGAAGGCGCTTTCGGCCAGGCTCTGCTGCCATGGCGTCTCGCCGATGACGTACTGCGCCTTGCGCGCGGTGATGTCGTTGATCTTGGTGCCGTCCGGGCCGGGCTGGTTGATCTTGACGTACTCGCGCTTGCCGCCGTCGTTGGCCGCCTGGAACTCCATGGGTTGGTCCAGGTACTGCTCGGCCAGGCTCAGGGTGATCTCGCCCTCCAGTTGGCGGGCCAACATGCTGTTGTCGAACACCTCGGCGGTGAGCCGGCTGCCCTGCTCTTGGCGGATGGCGCGGGCCTTGCCGCTGATGCCGCCGTTGGGGTCTTGGCCGCGGTCCTCGGTGGACACCGGGCCAAGCTGGCGGATGCCGCGGGCGAACTGCTCGGCCATCATGATGTCGGCCTGGGCCAGTTGCGTGCCGTCCTGCAGCTGCACCTTGCCACCAGACAGTGCGCCCTTGGCGAACTCCAGGACGGCGCTGGGGTCGGCGGCCTTTTCCTCCAGCTCGTCCACGTCCATGACCTTCGGGTCCAGCGCGCCCGACTCCAGCCAGATCTGGCGCACGCCCAGGCGGAACTGCGCCTTGCTCATGTGCTTGTTGATGCTGTCCTGGTTGCCGCGGTGCCGGCGAATCAGGCCGTAGGGTGCGCCGTCCTTCTTGCGGCGGTAGCACCAGAACGGCACGAACGGGTAGCGGTCGTGGGCGTAGGGGCTCCACGATTCGATCAGCGTGTCGTACTCGGTCATGATGGCCACGCGCTTGCGCAGGCTGCCGGTGGCGTCCTCCATGCCGCTGCTGGCGTCGCCTGTGTCGCGGTACACCTCGGTCATCCACGCTTCGATCAGCATCACGCGCTCGCGCGGGTTGGCCAGCCACGCCTCGGCGTCGTAGGTCGTCCACTTGCTGGTCATGGCCACGTCGGTCAGCGTGGCTTGCCCTGTCATGGGGCTGCCGTTGTGCCAGTCGATGTACCGGCGCGTGTCGGCGGTGATGACGGCCCGGCGCAGGGCGTCCACCTTGTTGCGCGGCACCATGGCCTCGGCGATGTCGAAGTCCACTTCGCGGAAGCGGAACAGGTAGCGCCAGTCCTCGGGCATCTTGTGCTGGCCCAGGCTGTCGTGGAGCATGTTGCGCCACGATTCTTTGCGCTTGTAGATCGCGAACTGGCTGGGCTCCTTCTTGACGCCGATCTCCAGCCAGCCCAGGCCGCCCTTGTACTGGTCGTCGGCGCAGTCGCTGCGCACGAACTGCGTGCGGTTCACGTCGTCGATCAACTTCAGGATCTGCGTCTTGGCCTGCGCGTCCTCCTGCGCCTCGGCGCTGCTGTCGAACCGGTGCGTCACCTGGTGGTCCACGCGCATCCGGCGCTCGGTGCCCAGCACGAAGTCCACCATGGGCGCGACCTCGTTGTGAACCACGGGGTTCTGGCCACGTCCGCGCACCTCGGCGGCCTCGTCGGCGGTCCACTGCTCGCTGTCGTAGTAGTCCTCGTCCAGCGCCATCTGGAAGCGGTTGGCGGTCTGCCGCGTGAGCTCCATGCTGAACCAGGACCGGCGACGGTCGAACCGGCGTTTGGCGGCTTCGCTCTCGGCGCGGGTTTCAGCCTGGCCGCGGCGGGTGTTCTTCTTGAGGATGGTGGTCACAGCGTCACCTCGGCCACGGTCTTGCCGTTTTCCTTGCGCTGCACGTCGAACAGGGCTTCGCGCTGCGACACCAGCACCTCGCGCGGCGCGGGTGGCACGTCCACGATCAGGTCGGGGATGTAGCGCATGAGCACGTCCACCAGCGCGTTCACGTCGGCGGCCAGTGCCGGGCGGTCGAAGATCTCGGTCAGCACCGCGATGGCTTCGGTGTACGCCTCGGGTGTCGGCGTGCCGGTGGGCTTGCCGTTGCCGTCGAAGGCGCAAAACTTGCCCACGCTGGACAGGCACACGCCCCACACGCCGCTCTCACGCTCGGCCACCAGCGGCCAGATCGCCAGCATGGGCTCGGCGCTGCGGTTGCCGACGAACCACTCCAGGCTGACGCAGTAGCCGCGGTACGTGGCCTGCTTCCAGGCGGTGGGGCCACCGACTGACCAGATTTCCCGGCCGCGCGGGTCGATGATGGGGCTGTTGATGTGCATGGCGGTAACGTTTCCAGTGGTCAGCGGGTTTTCCAGTTGCGCACGGCCTTGCGGCGTTGCTCGCGCTCGCGCTCAATCGGCGCGATGTAGCCCTGTGCAAACTGGCGGTAGGCGTCGGCGGCCTCGGAGTGGCCATCGGCTTTGTTGGGTTCGTCGCTCCAGCGGCCGGCGCTGCGGTTCCACTTCTTGCGGTAGCCCTGCAGGTGGGCGATGCCCTTGGCGCAGTTGGCCTCGTCGAAGTAGCTGGTGCCGAAAGCGTCGCGGGTCAGCTGGATGCCGTGCGTCAAGTCCTCCACGCGCGGCACGGTGTCCCAAAGCCCGCCCAGGTTCATGGCCTGGAGCATGTCCAGCGGTGACTCCACCACGTCAGCGCCAGGGCGGCGGTGCTCGGCGTCGTGCGGCAGGTAGTGGGTGCCCCACACGATGCCGCCGACCTCTGCGGAAATGTCCTGCAACGCCTTGACGTAGTGGCTGTACGGCTTCTCCCAATCCTCGACGAAGTTGAAGAAGCGGTCGACCAGGCCGGCGCGCTGGTGCAGCCAGATGGCCGTGCCGTCGCCGCCGCCGATGTCCCAAAAGGTGTTCACCGGCACGCCGGGCAGGTACGGCACCTGGGTGATGCGGCCGGCCTTTCGCGCCTGGGCCAGCTGCACGGCGAAGTAGTAGCCCTCAGTGGTCTGCTGGAAGGCTTCGCGCGGGGTGCTGGGGTACTCCTGCCACATGCGCTGGTCAGAGCCCCGGAACTCGCCGGCTTTGGTGGCGACGTACCAAGCGCGCTGGCCAGCGTCCAGGCGCGTGTCCATCACGATCTCCACCGCGTCGAAGTACTTGATGTCCTCCGCGGTGAGGATGACTTGATCGGCCTGCTGCGGGGTCAGGCGGTACGCCGGCTCTTGCCACCACGGGTAGAAGTGGAAGCGGTATTCACGCTCGGTCAGCGGCCGGCCCATTTCCTCGATGGCCATGGCCTGCTCGGTCATGTCGAAGAAGTCGCCCTCTTGCCCTTCGGCGGTGCTCTCCACGATGGTGATGCCGTCCAGCGGCACCGATGGGAAGCTGCCCGTGATGATTTCCTGGGCCTTGTCGGGGAACTTGGCGCAGATCTTCCCGTACTCGCTGACGTGCAGCCGGTGCGTTGTGCCGCCGCGGGCGCTGGTCGTCACCTTGATGCTGCTGTTGTTGCTGAACAGCAGTTCGCTCTTGCTGTCGGTCAGCAGCGGCCGAACGGCGCGCAGTGACTCGGGCAGCCGGTCGTAGGCGAACTTCACCTTGTCGCGGAAGATTTCTTCAGCCTTGGGCAAGTCCTGCGCGACGATCACACAGCGCTGGTCGTCGTTGAACAGCGCGTGGTCCAGCCACATGATGGCCACGAGGGTGGTAAAGCCCAGCTGCCGCGCCTTCAGGATGATGTTGCGCGTCCACAGCCGCTCAATGAATCGGCGCTGCGCCCGGTTGGGCACGAACGGCACGGCGGTGTTGCCCTCGCCGTCTGCCGACTTGACCATGATCTTGTAGAGCTGGCCCGAACAGATCCGCCACATTGGGTCTGCCAGGCACCGCGCCATGTCGGCGGCGTCCACGGGCACATGGTCCAGGGCGATGCCCATTACTTGTCGCTGCCCTTCGCTGGCGCGCGGTTCACCGGCAAGGTGCTGCCCTTGAGCGTGCCCAGCAGTTCCGTCAGCGGGTCGGTGCGCTGCTTGTTGTCCTCCTTGAACAACCCCAGGTGCTTGGCGGCCATGTCCAGCGCGCCCTTCTTGTCGGCCAGCTTGTACTTCTTCACCACGGCCGGCAATGCGTTCTCGCCACTGCCAAGTTCGATGCTCTGCACTTCCAGGCCGGCGATGGCTGCGGCCGTGTCGTCGTCCAGTTCGTTCAGGGGCAGCGGGTTGCCCTTGGGGTCCAGCAGCTTGCGCGGGTCGAAGTACGCCAGGCGGGCGATTTCGCGCAGCGTGCGCTCGGCGGTCAACTCCAGTTTGTTGTTGAGCTTGGCGATGGCTGCGTCCACAGCGGCCCGAACATTTGGCTTCGATAGCCATTGGCTGCCAGTCACGCGGGCGGTGATGGGTGTGGCGTTGGGCCTGACAGCGCGGTATGCCGCAGCGCCGTTGCGGTCGATCATGTAAGCCGCGACGAACGTCTTTTCAGCGTCAGACAGCGGCGTGTCGATGGTGGCGCGGTCGCGGGACCGGATGGCCTTCTTCGCGGGCGGGGCCGGCTTGGCGGTGCTGGTGGAAGGTGCTGCGGCCTTGGTCGCCTTCTTCGCGGCGGCCTTGGCTGCACTCTTGCGCGGCGGGGTGGCCATGGCTGAAACGCAGGGGCTATGGGAGGCTTTCAGAGTCCCATGCGTTTTGCGTTTGTCAACCGTGCCGGGCGGAAACGAAAAAGCCCGCGCTGGGCGGGTCTTGTGGAAACGTTACCGGGTGCGGCGGTGTTGATGCGCTCTATGCGCAGGCTGGTGCAGCCTCGGCCTGGGAGATCCCCAGCACTCGGCGCACACGCTCGGCGTTGGCCTCGTCGTACATGAAGGACACGCCGGATGTGTCGGCGATGCGCTTGGCGCTTGTGATGTCCGAGTCACACACCAGATCGCGGCTGAACGGCTTGCCGTCGATCCACACGCGGATGGTGTCGTACTCGCGGATGGCGTTGCTGACTCGTTGGATTCGGACCTGTGCGATGTTCATGTGGCTTTCCTTGTTCCTTGAAGGTTCAGCGCTTGGCGTTGCAGCGCTGCTCGATCCATGCCTGTAGCGTCAAACCGGCTGCGGTTGCCTTTGCCAGCCAGGCCGCCTTTGTGTCCGGGTGCACGCGCATTTCCACGCGGGCGGTTTTGCCAGCGCCTTCTGGCAGGGGCTTGCGCCCCGGCTGCTTTGGCTCCGGGGCTTGGCTCATTCGTCGTGCTTCGCTTGTGCAACGGCGCCTTCCAGCATCTTCAACCACTCGTCTTCGGGCACGTCTTCGGTACGTTCCCAGGCGCCGATGCCTTCCAACGTTGCGCGCATGTGGCGGGCTTCCGCCTCGGTGGCGTTGTTGCCCATACGCTCGGCCAGTTGCGCCAAGTCCATCGTGCCGCTGATCTTCATGCTGCTCTCCTTGGGTTGCTGCAACGTCGTGCTGCAGTGGTATTAATGTACGGCAGACAATGGCCCAAGGTCAAGCATTTTTGTACGGCTGAAAATGTAAAGTTCTGGCGCCCTCACCGCTCGCGCTTCCACTCCCCGCACCAGGACAAGCGCTCCACGGTAGGGTGCAGGAAATCGTCGTCAAGATCCTCGTTGCCAGGAAATACGACTGGCGGGTAGCGCCTGCAGTCGCCATCGTCCTCAAACCCGCCGTCTGCAAAGTAGAACCTGCAGTTCCCGCAGCAGGCGAAAGGCACGTCGAGTGGGCGGCGGAAGTCGGTCTTGTTTGGCTTCATGGTCATGTCATGGCTCCAGAGTAGTCGGGGTATCGGCATCGGGCATGTCCTCCAGCGGCACGGTGACCGTGGCCATGGGGATGACGATGATGCTGCCCTCGGCGCGGGCGTAAGCCTCGGCCTCGGCGCGGTCGGCGAAAGCCTGCCAGTTGCGGCGCCAGCGGTCGGTGGCCACGGCTGGGTGCAGCAGCACCGGGGCGCAGCTGGTGGCGGCGAACAGGTCGGCGTCGCTGATGTCGTTGTAGTGCTCGGGCTCGGTGGGGTTCAGGTCCAGGCACAGGTAGAGGGTGGTCGGGGTGGTCATGATTGCTTTCCGGACGGGGTGGGGATGGGGATGTCTTTCGGCCAGGTGCCCAGCAGCACGGCCAGGGCGACGGTGCGCAGGTGGGCGGCGGTCCACACGGCCAGCTTCTGCGGCTCGCTCCAGCGGTGGCCCTGGTCCAGCTCGCGGTGGCACACCCAGCACAGCGCGGCCACGTACACGTCGCTGGCCTTGATGCCCTTGGCCTTTCCGTGGATGGCCCAATTGCTGTGCGCCCAGGTCACGCCAGCGCCGTCGCCCGATGCACCGCAGTGCTGGCAGGACATGGCCCGGCACATATCGCGCAGGCGCTCGTCGCGCACGTAGGCGGTCTTGGGCACAGGCACGGCCATGGTCGCGGTGACTCCTTCGATGGGCAGTGCGGCAGGGCGCGGCCTGGGGGTGTACGTGCTCTGCGCGGCCTGACGGGCTGGAAGCGTTGCCACTCGCTTGAAGGCGGTGCGTTTCATCGGTGCGCTGCGCTTCATGCGTCCACCTCGTCGGGCAGTTCCGCGTGCGGCTTGCGGCCAGGCCGGGCGCCCTTGGATGCCAGGCCGGTGCCCACGTGCCAATCCCCGCAGTGGTGGCACTTGTAGGGCTGGCGCCGGCTGTCGGTGCGGCGGCTCCCGCGGCGGGCTGCCACCTGGGCCAGTGCGTAGGTAGGGATGCGGGCCTTGCCGTGGCAGTAGCTCTCGGGCTCGTTGCCGGGGGCCAGTTTGTCCGTCGTCATGCCGTTACCTCCAGGGCCAGGGACATTTGTCGGGGGTCCACCGGGATGGGCGCCGGCTCGGCCTTGCGGCGCTCCACGCGGGGATGCGCGGCGCGCGTCTGCGTGACTTGCACGCCCTTGGCGCAGGTCGGACCCCAGCCAATGACGCCCTCCTTGGTGCGGGCGGTCAGGGCGTAGCGCACCAGCGTGCGGTGGCAGGCTGCGCACTTCATGCGTCACCCCCTCGCGCGCCGATGCCGCCCCACACCCCTTGCAGGTGCGCGGCGTCGGTCTTGGCCGGCTTGGCAGGCACGCGGGCCAGCTGCTGGCTGCGGTGTTCGTGCGGGCGCAGGTGGCGGTTCGGTGGCATGGGCTCCGTGGTGGCCTGCTCGCGGCTGGTGAAGCCCTTGAAGCACTTGCCGCAGGTGCGCTTGCGGTACACGTCGCCGTCGATCTGGCGGCTCTCGATGACGGCAGCCTTGCCGTCGTGCTGGCAGTGCGGGCACCTCATGGCCACACCTGCTGAAGAATGGGCCGGGCGGCCAAGGCACGGCCAACGATGCTGGTGGGCGCTGGCCATGTGCGGTCTGCGCGGCCAGGTGCGCCCCACACCGCTTCCACGGCATCGCGCGTGATGCCGCCTTGAACCCGGTACGTGCGGACACGCTCGCCGATCTTGGCGGCCTTGCCCATGTCGGCCAGCTTGTTCAGCGCGGCGCGGGTCGATTCCGCGGGGATCTCCAGTGCGTGGGCGATCTCCAGCACGGTGCCGGTGCCACCTCCCTTGATGTACTGCTGCACGGTGTCAATGCGGCGGTTCATGCCAGCGCCTCCGCTTCCACGCCCCAGGCCACCACCACCTCCACGCCGTAGTGCTTGCCGATGCGCTGCTGGCAGATCCAGGTCAGGCGGTCGCTGCCGTCGTCGATGCCCAGCCAGTCGGCAATGCCGTCACGGGTGGCCTTGAACCCACCGGTCAAGTTGTCGTCGTCCAGCTTGCGCGGGCCGATGCGGGTCATCGTGATTTCGACCGGGCCGGCGTAGTTCATCGGGCGCAGGTGGCGCTGCATCAGCAGGCGCGCGGTCGTGCGGTGCAGCTTCTTGCGCTTGGCCACCACGCGCCAGTGTTCGCGGGCGTTGGACTCGCTCACGATCTGCAGCGGCAGGTCCATGCTGATGACGTGCGGGGCGATGGGCTTGGTGTTCATGCCGGCACCCCCACGCGCTCGGCCATGGGCAGCTTGCGGCGCACCGGCTCGGCGTCGACCACCTCGGGCGGCTGGTTCTCTGCAGCCCAGCACTCGATGTAGGTCATCAGGTCGCGCACGTCGGCCTGGCTGAGTGCGCTGGTGCGCAGCATCACGATGTCCACGCCGTGGCCGTCCAGGGCCGGGACCATCATCACCGGGTCTTTGTGCGCGCGGCTCCAGGCGGCCACCATCAGGCGCTTCCACACCTCCATCGGCCACTGGCGGCCAGCCCACCAGTGCGTGCGCGAGATCTCCGTCAGCAGCGCGTGCAGCGCGGCGTTGATGTCTTTGCCGCGCTTGGGCGGCTCCACGCGCACACGCCAGCCGTTGGGCGCCTCGTTGACGTAGCGCAGCGCGTTCAGGCGCGACTGCGGATTCAGGATCACCAGTTTGCTGTCGTCGCTCACAGTGCAACCTCCTTGCGTGGGCGCGGGTTGGCCAGTTGCGCCAGCGCCTGGTTGGAAATGAAGCCGTCGCACAGCGCGGTGCAGCCGTTGGCGCTGTAGTCGGCGGGCTCGGCGTCCCGTGGAAACGTTGCCAAGTACCGGGCGCACTTCGTGGCGGCCGGGCCGGGCTGGGCCGGCGCGCAGCGGGCCTCGTTGGCCGGCAGCGGCACGCTGGCGCGGCGGTGGTCGTCTGTCGTCTGCATCTCGTCTCTCCTGCCTGTATTTCCTTGCCCTTCACCCAAGCGCCCCCCTAGCCCCCGGCGAAAAATTCGCGCTTGGGACTTGGGAGGGTTGAGCGTCACCCCTGTTTCCAGGACTCCCACCAGTGATGCACTCGCATCACCCCCGGCCGTGGGATTCACGCCAGCCGCCTGAACGTTTTTGGGACTCGCACCCGGCATCGGTTGCCGCGTCAGGTGTCGCTTGTTCACGGGGCGGCGACTACCCCCGGTGTTTCTTGCCCTGATGGCCCATGCAGGCCCGTACATTTCCGCGAGGCTCACGGTGCTGGTGCTCATGAGGGGGTGGCCACGTAGCGGGCTCCTGCCAGGATCTGGCGCTCGATGCGCTTGGCACCTTGCTGGCCCCATTCGCGCAGGGCGTCGGCCCAATCCGTGCCTTCGATGCCCTGGGGGAAGGCCACCCCTGCGCCGATCAGTTCGGCCGCGTTGTGCGCCTTCTCGATGCCGGGATTGAAGCCACGGCGGGCCAGGGTGCCGGCGTCGTTGTCGGCGGCGTACACCACGCTCCCCGTGGGCTTGAGCCGTTGGGTCACAGGCAGCAGGTTGCCGGCGTCGAAGCACACCACCACGCGGGCGTGCTTGACGGCCTGGAACACGGCCATGCCGGTTGCCAGCCCTTCGCACAGCACCGTGACAGCGGCGTGCGGCCGGTCCAGGATGAAAGCCCCGGCCTTGATGGGTGCGCCCGTCCAAAACCGCTTGGTGCCGTCCGGGTGGATGTTCTGCACGCTGATGACCATCCACCGGTCCTGGTACACGGGCACCACCAGCCAGCCGTCGCACTCGCGCAGGCCCTGGGTGCCCACCGGGCTCAGCCCCTTGGCGGCCAGATACGGGTGCAGCCGGTTCGGGCGGTGGCAACGTTTCCAGTAGTCGTTGGCGCTGCGCATGGCCTGCACGCGGGCGGCGCGCTCGGCGTCACGCTTGCGCTGCAGGGCTTCCAAGTGCGCGGCGCTGGGGGTGTGGTCGGTCTTGGTGCCGTCCTCCCACTTGTGGTTCTCGTTGCCGTCCGTGGCCCGGTTGCGGTAGTAGCCCACACCCCACGGGTACAGCACGTAGGCGCCATTCAGCCGGCCGGGCTTGTCGTCGGTGGCGCAGCGGCGCCACTGGCCATCGGCCACCACGTCGCGCGGGCGGAAGCCGGCCAGGCGCAAGGCTTGGTCGAACGTCATGCCGCAGCCCCTGCCCGCTCACGCCCCTTGGCAAAGCGGATTTGCTGCGCGCGGATGCGGTTGCGCACCTCGTTGCTGGGGGGCACCGGTACGGTCTGCTCCCAGGTGGCTTTCGGCCAGCCGCCCGTGATGTCCTTGTAGATCGCCAGCGCCTGCTTGCGCGCAGCCTCGCCCTCGCGGCGCTCCATCACGTAGCCCGCTACTTGTGGCCACAGGTCACGGGTCAATTCCTTCTGGTGGCCGCCTGCGATCAGTTCCTTGAGCGTGCCGGGCACGTGCTGCACAGCAGCGCGGGCCGGGTATTCGTGGCCGCAGACCGGGCACACCGGCATGGGCTTGTGCAGTGCGCGGCAGCTGGGGCACTTCATGGGCTCCAGCTCCTTCTTCTCGGCCTTCTTCTTCTCCTTCTTGGTGCCGTCGTCCAGCTTCTCGATGCCGAAGTCAAAGAAGGTTTCGCATTCCTCGAAGAACCGCGCGCAGTTGCCAGAGTGGTCCAGCACCAGACAGTCCTTCTTGCCCTCGGCGATGCGCAGGCCGCGGCCGAAAAGCTGGATGTGCTCGGCCAGGCTCTTGCGCAGCGGTCGGGCCATGATCACGCACGAAACATCGGGCACGTCGAAGCCGCGGCTGGCGGCCGTCACCGTGATCAAGCCGCGGATCAGGCTGTCGGGCTTGCGGAACTCCAGCGTGGTGTCGGCGCGGTCTTCTTCCTTGTCCTTGTAGGTGTAGGTGGCCACGTTGATGCCCGCGGCCAGAAACTGGCGCTGCAGTTCTTCCACGTGGGCCGTGTCCACACCGCTGCAGATGAACTTGCGGTTCTCGCCGTGCTTCAGGTACTCGGCCACCACGTCGCCCACCACCTCCAGCGCCTTGCCGCTGGCCTGCCGGTCGTCCCACTCGCCCGTGCTCTTGACGGCGACGCCTTCCATGTTGGGCTCAGCGCAGCTGAAGATGCGGTACGGCGCCAGCCAGCCGTTGTCGATCAGCCAGCGGGTGGTGGTCACGTTCACTATCTCGTCGAAGTACGCGCCCAGGCCCTTGGTGAAGGGCGTGGCCGTCAGGCCGATGACGATGTTGTTCTTGGCCTGGATGCGCTTCTTGACCGTTTCGTGCAGCACGTGGGCCTCGTCGATCAGGTCCACGCTGGCATCCGGCCAGCCACGGCGGGCCAGGGTCTGCACGCTGCACAACTGGATGCGCATGCTCGGCATCCACCGCGGGTGCGATGACTGGATCACGCCATGGTCCAGGCCGTAGCGGTCGAAGGTGTCGCTGGTCTGCTGGATCAGGCTCAGGCGGTCCACCACGAAGTTGGCCCGGTGGCCTTTGGCGGCCGTGAGTTCCATCAGCGCGCTGGCCATCACGGTCTTGCCTGAGCCGGTGGGCGCATTGATCAGGATGCTCTTGGCACCACGGCGGATGGCCTCGCGCACCTGCTCCACGGCGGGCGCTTGGTAGTCGGTGCGGAGTTGGACTTTCACGCGGCCACCTTCGCCTTGCGTGCCAGGGCTTCCACGGCCGCCGCAATCTTGGTGGGGTCGGCCTCGCCCACGGCGGCACCGCAGCGCATCAGTTGGCGCTTGTTCCACGCCTCGCGTTCTTCTGCGCGCTTGGCCTTTTCCATGGCCTCGCCCTGCTGGCGCACCGCGTTGTCCAGCATCCGGCGCGCCTTGAGCGTTTCCGCGCGCTGGTCGTCGGACTGCAGGGCTTGCACGTCGGCCTGCAGGCGCTCGATCTCGCGCTGTTGCTCGTCGGCGATCTCGGCCAGCGTCGGGGCGTCGTCGTCGCTGGAAACGTTACCGGCCTCGGCGGTCTGCTCGGCAGGCGCGTGGGTGGAAACGTTACCGGGCAGCTGGTCGGCGCGCGGGGTCGGTGCGGGCGTGGACTTGGTGTTGTCCTCGCGGCGGGGGGCACTCTCTTGGGTGGAAGCGTTACCACCTTCAGGGGCCTGCTTCGTGGGGTTCATGGCCTCGCGCAACTGGCCCACGAACGGATGGCTGGTGGCGGTCAGGCGCGCGATCTCGCGGTCGCTCAGTTGCGACCACTCGGCGTCCTCCAGGGCCATGCGAACGGCCCGGCGCTTGTCCTCGGTCGTGCGGCGCAGGCCGTGGGTGCTGTTGGCGCTCAGGCTGTACTGCACCGCGTCGCGGCGGGTGCCGGGGCGAATCTCCACCTCCATGTCAACCAGCCCGGCCTGGCGCGCGGCGTGGGTGCGGTGGAAGCCATCGCCCAGCCAGTTGGCCGAACCGTCGAAGAACACCACGGGCGGGGGCAGCGTGGCGCCGGCCATGTACGCCTCGGCGTACTCGCTCACGGTGGCCTCGTGAATGCTGGCGCGCGGCTGCGTGCCGCCATCCATGCGGATGGCATCGAGCTTGATCTTCATTGGGGTTTCTGGAAGGTGAACCGCGGGCAGCGTTGCAGCAGCGGCTGGGTGGAAAAGCCGGGGTCGGCGTAGAAGCAGGTGCGCGGCCGGTCGGTGCCGGGGATGCCTTGGAAGTTGGCGCACTCGATGCAAACGCGGCGGTCATCGCGCTCCAGGTCGCGCAGCACCAGCCGGTCCACCAGCTTCTCGGCCATGCGCTCAGGCATCCCGCGGCGGCGGAACAAGCCCAGGCGGAACTCCATGCGCGTGAGTTCCCGGTCGCCCAGCGTGGGCAGGCGGTCAGGCATCGGGCGCCTCCACGGGCTTGGGGGCGTCGCGCAGTTCGCGCAGGTGCCACGGGTGGCAACGGTCCTGCGCCTGCATCTTCAGCGCGTAGGTGGCGCTGCACATGGCGCAGAAGTTGAAGCTGTGGTTGAAGGTGGGTTCTTCGCCGCTCTTGCGCAGGTCCAGCGGCCCGCGGTGGCCGGGGCGCTGTTCCTCTGCGGCCGACACCAGGTACTCCACCCAGGCCAGCCGGTCGGCGAAACACGCCGGGGCGGCAGGGGCCAGCTTGATGACCAGCGCCCGGCGACTCATGCTGCCCCCATCACGGCCGGGTTCTGTACCAGCGAATTGATGCGCGCCGCGTGAAGATCGGTCAGGAAGGAGGGGCCATAGATGGACACCAGCACCAACTCGCGCAGGCAGTCGCTCTCGGACTGGTACCCCTTCGAGCGCCACCACCGGGCGAACTCGTCTTTGACTTCATCGGTGACGCTGGTTTTCAACACAGCGGTCTGCTTGCCTGCAATGGCGCAGGAGGTGGGCCGCGCCATCACAGGGAGTTTCATGGACGACGAAAGTTGGGCATCGGCTGCATTGGCCGAACTGGTGGCCAAGGCCAAACTGCTGGCCGCGGCTGAATGGCTGCGCTTGGCAGCCGAAGTGCGGGGCTGAGTCATGCGGCCTCCGTTGCGTGGTCTTGCAGCGGGCGGCCGTTGGGGTGGGGCCAGCGCTTGTCGCGCTTGCGCACCCATTGCAAGTCGGAGCGCAGCGTTTCAACTGGCACGTCGCCGGCCGTGGCCTGCTCAATCAGCACGGCGCTGCCCGCGCTGGGCCGGCGTCCGTCTGTGCTGTGCCGCCATTGCCGCACCTGGTCCTGGTTCACGCCCAAGCGGCGCGCAAACTCGGCCATGGACTCGGCGCCGGGCCTGGAGAGGTATTCGTCGAGCGTCATGCGCCCATTGTCGTAGCAAAGTCTACGTAGCGTCAAGGCATTGATGCTACGAACTTTCGCACGTAGCCGGCGCTACGCTTTCGACATGAGAAGCACACCGGAAATAGACGCACGGCTCCGCGAGCGACTGCGCGAAGGCGTCGAGTACTTTGCGGGGGGGAGCGCCGACAAGCTGGG